GGCCTTCCTGCGCAACTCACGCAAGCGCCCGAAGGCCGCCTGATGCGTCAGCCCTTCGGCATCCTCACTTCCACCGTTCTCGCGATCTCGTCGAGTAGTCCGGCGCTCGGCCCCATGCCGGCGAGTTCGGCTTCGTCTGCCAAGGTACGCAGGTCGGTCGCCAGTCGGGCCGGATCGATCTGCCGCCCGAGCGCCACGGCGAGGCCGCCGATGGCATCGGTGAAGGCCTGCAGGATTTCTTCGTTGCTCAAGTTCATGGGCATTCCTTTCGTGTCGAGTGTGTTGGTGTGGAAATCGCATTCTCGCATGCGGGGAGTGCCCGCCTTTTGCTGTCCCTCCCTGAGCCCCGACGGGGGCTTTTCAAGTCGCCGGGGCCGGTTGGCCTCGGCGTCTTTTTTCCGGGGTGGTGCAGTGTTTTCAACGTTACGCGCCCGGTAAGGGCGAGTCGACTGAGGGAGGTTGACGGTGTCTCATCCTATTTCCAGCAGGGCTTCGGGGGGTTTTTCGGCGATTTCTTCGCGGCCTGATCCGATTTCGGTGTTGCATGCGGCGATCGATCGGTCGTCGCTCGGTTTCAAGGGGGCGGCGGGGGCGATTGGCCGGAGTCCGGGGATTTTGTACAACAAGTTTTCGGAGTCGATGCCGCACTATGACGTGACGGTGCGCGAGGCGGTGGCGTTGTGCCGGGCGATCGATGATTCGAGCTTCGTGGATGCGTTGTGTGCGGAGTTCGATGGCATTTTCCTGCCGGTACCGGTGGGTTCGGCGGCGGATGATGATGTGTTGGCGTCGTCATTGGAGATGATGCGCCAGATGGGCGATCTGGCCCGGGAGTTGGCTGAGGCGCGGGCGGATGGTCTCATCGATGTGCAGGAGTTCGCTGCGCTGGAGTTGCGCGGGTTGCGCATGATCCGTGCGGTTTATACGTTGCTGCAGGATCTGCGCAGTCAGGTCCGCGAGGTGCCGGAGTCGCCTGTATCGTTGATCCGGCGCTGAGCGGGGCCGGGCATGAGGGAGAAAATAGATACAGCGGCCCTGCTGTCGGGCGTCGATATTGTCCAGGTGATTGACGGCTACGTGCCGTTGACCAAGAGCGGGGCGGAGTATGAGGCGTGTTGCCCGTTCCATACCGAAGCCACGCCGTCATTCAAGGTGAGCCCGTCGAAGCAGTTCTACAACTGCTTCGGCTGTGGGGCGAACGGCGACGCGATCAAGTTCATCCAGGAGTACGCGGGGAAGTCGTTCATCGAGGCGTGCCGGGAGCTGGGCGCGGACATTCCGGCGAAGGAGGGGGCGACGGAGGCTCCCCGCAAGCCGGTACAGCGGGCGCCGATCCGGGAGAAGAAGGCGTCATCCTGGGTGCCGATCGTACCGGCGCCGGACGATGCGCCGGAGCCGCCGAAGGCGCACAGCCGGCGCGGTTTGCCTGAGTTGGTGTGGTGCTATAGGGATGCGGCCGGGGCAGTGCTGGGGTATGTGTATCGCTTCAAGAAGAGCGACGGCGGGAAGGAGGTTTTGCCGCTGACCTGGTGTCGCGATGAGGAAACCGGCGCGCTGGAATGGCACTGGATGGCGTTCCCGGAGCTGCGGCCGTTGTATGGCCTCGATGCGCTGGCGGCGCGACCTGAGGCGACGGTGCTGCTGGTGGAAGGAGAGAAGTGCAAGGACGTTGGCGCGCTGCAGCTGCCCGACCTGGTGGTGGTGAGTTGGCCGGGCGGTGGCAAGGCGGTGAAGAAGGTGGATTGGTCGCCGCTCTTCGGCCGCAAGGTGCTGCTGTGGGCGGATTGCGATGCGAAACGGGTGCCGTTGTCGCGCGCGGAGAAGGATGCACTGGGGGATGATGTGGCGGCTGTGGAGGCCGCGCAGGCGGCGAAGCCGCTGTTGCCGGAGGGTGAGCAGCCGGGCGTGAAGACGATGGCGCAGATCGCGGCGGTGCTGCTCGAGCAGGGCGGCAAGGTGTGGTCTGTGGCGATCCCGGCGCCGGGGGAGAAGCCGGACGGCTGGGACATCGCGGATGCGGTCGCCGATGGGCTTGCCGGTGAGGCGCTGGCGGATTTCATTCGCGGCAACATAACCCCGCTGGCGGCAGCCAGTGAAGGGGGGGAAATGCCTCCGGAGGATGCTGATGGTGCTTCCCCCCCTGAATGGGCTGGCGCGGGCGCGGATTCGATGGCCGGCCGGATGCGGGAGGATTGGGAAACGGGATTGATCTGGAAGGAGCGCGGCGGCGGTCCGGAAGATTGCCGGGAGAATGTGTTCCTGATCCTGAATCGGCATCCGGAGTGGTCCGGGGTGATCGGGTACAACGAGTTCGCGCAACGCATCGAGAAGCGCAAGACGACGCCGACGGATTCGGCACCTGGGGAGTGGTCCGACCAGGACGATTATGAGCTTGGGCTGTGGTTGGCGCAGCGCTGCGATCTGCTGATTCGGGCGCCGGGGACGATCTCGGCTGGGGTGTCGATGGTGGCGCATCGGAATCGCTTTCATCCGGTGCGTGAGTGGCTGGAAAGCTTGCCGAAGTGGGATGGTATCGGTCGGCTTGATCATTGGCTGACGGATTGCATCGGAATCAACGATTCGCAGTATGTGCGCCTTGTGGGCCGCTTCTTCATTCTGGGCATGGTGGCGCGCATCTACCGGCCGGGCTGTGCGATGCAGTACATGCCGATCTTCGAGGGGCCGCAGGGCAAGGGTAAATCGACGATGCTGCGGATTCTCGGCGGGGAGTGGTATGCGGAGACGCCGTTCAAGATCGGCGACAAGGATGCGTATCAGCAGCTGCAGGGGACGTGGTTGTACGAGATCCCGGAGATGGACTCGTTCAACAAGGCGGAATCGACGGCGGTAAAGGCCTTCGTGACGATCCAGGTGGATCGGTACCGCGAGCCCTACGCGCGCCGGCCGGTGGATAGGCCGCGCCAGTGTGTCTTCGCGGGGAATACGAACCACAGCGAGTATTTCAAGGATACGACCGGAAACCGGCGCTTCTGGCCGATACGGTGCGCGGCGAACATCGATCTGGACAAGCTCGCGGAATGGCGTGATCAGCTGTTCGCGGAGGCGCTGCAGCGCTTCAATGAAGGGGCGCGATGGCACCCTACACGGGAAGAGGAGCTGCAGCACTTCAAGCCTCAACAGGAGGAGCGCGAGATCGTCGATCCGTGGCTTTATCCGCTGCAGGATTGGCTCGATGACCCGGACAGGCGACATCAGCGCGAATTCACGTCGCAGCAGGTGCTGACCGGGGCCTTCAACGTGGCGATCGACAAGATCGACGGGAATCGCGGCATGGCGACGCGCATGGGAAACCTCATGGCGCGCATTGGCTGGACGAAGGGCCGACGAACGTCGGGGAAGCGGGAGTGGATTTACCAGCGGCCCGTGGAGTCGGCGCCTGCGCCAGCCGTCAATGGGGACGACGATGAGCCGACCCCGTTCTGAGTTGTTCGACCTGGCCAACATGGCCGCCCAGGGATCGGTGCGCGGTGACGTCCGTGCGTCCGGAAAAGGGTGGGGTGTTGGTGGGTCCGTCCAACCTCAGAAAAACAGGTTAGACGGCGAGGTTGGACGGCTGAAAGCCGCGCCGTTACTGGCTTCGTCCAACCGTCCAACCTCGTCTAACCGATTTCCCGGTATGCGCACACGTAGGCGTGTGCACACACGCGCGCGCCTGCATAAGGTCTTTCTTTTTTCTCTGGACAAGGTTGGACGGTTGGACGGATTCAGTGTTGGCAAGGCTTTCAGCCGTCCAACCTCGCCGTCTAACCGCTTTTTGGAGGTTGGACGGATGGACTTGGATTCGATGAGGGCGGATTACCGTGTAGTTCGCAAGTGGTGGCGTGAATCGGAAGGCTGGACGGAAGCCGAACTGCTGGAAGCCGATGCCGGCGTGAAGGCTGCTGTCGATGGTTGTGATGAGGCACTGGTGCGCTGCTGGGCTGGATGGTTGGCCAGTCTGGCCAATGAGATCCGGGAGGCGTTGAAACGGGTACGGGCGATGGAGGCGGCGATGAGGGAAAGGAAAGCCGCATGAGCAGCGTTCCGTTCAGCTGGGGGTGACCCGGCAGAGGTGGTTGATCGGATGCGCGCCTTGAAGGATCGGTTGGCAAAGGCAGAGAAGGAACAGCAGGAACGGGACCGTCGCCGTAAGGCGCGGAAGATTAGGAAGCTCGTGAAGTTGGCGAAGGCCAGGGCGTTGAAAGGGCAACAATGAAGATTGACTGGATCGATGAACGACTGGTGCGCTGGGCTTCATGGTCGATGCGTGGTGGTTTGGCCCGAGGCCTTTGGTACGCGAGATGCACGCTAGGTGCTGAGGAATCGTCTGGTTGTGCGCCGGATGCGCAGTTGGATCATGAGGCTCTGGCAACGCAATCGGCAGTTGCTCGTCTCGCCCCGATTGAGTTGAGGGTGGCTGTGCATGCCTACTACTGCGGCCGTGGAACTGTGAAACAGCGCGCAAAAGATATCGGCTGCTCTGAGGCAGCGTTGCACAGAAGGGTTGATCATGCGCATGAACGGTTGGTCGATTTGCTTAATGAGCGTCGTTCGTGGGGTGTTGAATGTACTTTCGCGAAAATGGGGTTGACGGAGTGAGAGGAAATCATCACAATTCAGGCACGCTTTTATTTTTGCGTCCAGAGCCCGAGGAGACCCCTCGGGCTTTGTCGTTTACCGCCTATGACAGAGAACAGAGAGTCAGCCTCCAAGCGTGGTTACGGAAGGCGGTGGCAACAGTACCGTGAGCGCTACCTGCGTGAACATCCGATCTGCGTCATGCACCAGGAGCAAGGCCGCGTTGTGGCCGCTGAGGTGGTCGATCACATCATCCCGCACAAGGGCGACCATAAGCTGTTCTGGAATCCAAAGAACCACCAGGCACTGTGCAAGCAGTGCCACGACAGACACAAGCAACGCCTCGAGAAGTCCGGTGCCGTGATCGGCTGCGGACTCGACGGCATCCCGATCGATCCGGGACACCACTGGCGCCGGGGGTAGGGGGTCTAAATCTCTGGCGCGCTTTGCCCGGAGACCGATCGCCCATCGTTTTCTTCACAACCGCGAAATGGATAGGGGGGACCCCCTCGACGAAAGACGACCATGGCAGGACGACCACCTAAACCGACAGCTTTGAAAGTGATCGAGGGGAATCGCGGGAAGCGTTCCGCGAACAAGCAAGAGCCTGATCCGACCTACTTGTCAGACCTGAATCCGCCGGCTTGGCTTCCAGCCGCGGCGAAAGAAGTCTGGAAAGAGATTGCGCCGAGCCTTGCTGCCGCGAAGCTGCTGACGGAAGTCGATGTGGAGTTGCTTGCGCATGGTTGCGTGGCGATCGCGCAGTATCGGCTGTCGGTGAAGCGAACTGGGGAAGACTTGGTCAAGGGGAAACACGAGGTCTCCGAGGATGGCGAGCTTTTCAGTGTCGGTGAGCACATCAATCCGTGGATGCTGGTTCAGTCGATGACCTTCAAACAGGCCATGACAGTGTTCCAGCAATTCGGCATGTCGCCTGCGGCGCGGACGCGTATCGCTATCAACCCGCAAGGTGACCTGTTCGGACATGGCAACCAGGAAAACAAGACGGCCAAGTATTTCTAGTCGCGATCCCGTCACCACCTATGCCAGGGCTGTCGTCTCAGGAAAGATAATTGCCGGCCCGCACGTTCGCGATGCTTGCCGGCGCCATCAGGAGGACTTGAAGCACGGCCACGAGCGTGGCTTGGCGTTTGATATCGATGCAGCGCTGCGCGCGATCGGCTTCTTCGCCGATGTGCTGCGGCTGAACGGTGGAGAGTACGAGGGCAAGCCCTACGATCTGCTCGACTGGCAGGCCTTCATTGTCGGCAGCCTGTTCGGCTGGATGGGAAGCGATGGCTATCGCCGTTTCCGCACCGGCTACGTCGAGACGGCAAAGGGCTCAGGAAAGTCGCCTCTGGCGGCAGGCATCGGCCTTTACGGCATGATGGCCGATGGCGAGTCCGGCGCGGAGATCTACGCCGCGGCGACGAAGAAGGATCAGGCCATGATCCTCTTCCGCGACGCGGTGGCGATGGTCGATCACTCGCCCGAGCTGTCGGCGCGTATCACCAAGTCGGGTACCGGCCTCAACGTCTGGAACCTCGCCTGGCTGGAGAAGCGCAGCTTCTTCCGCCCGATCGCATCCGACGACGGGCAGTCCGGTCCGCGACCGCACGTCGCGTTGCTGGATGAGGTGCACGAACACAAAGACGGCTACGTCATTGAAATGCTGAAGGCCGGTCAGAAGAGCCGGCGTCAGCCGCTGCAGTTCGCCATCACGAACAGCGGCACCGACAAGCGCACCGTCTGCTGGGACTACCACGACTACGGCGCGAAGGTCTGCGCCGGGCAGCTACAGGACGACACCTTCTTCGCCTACATCTGCGCAGTCGACGAAGGCGAAGACCCGTTCAAGGACGAAGACTGCTGGCACAAGGCAAACCCCAGCCTGCGCTACGGACTGCCCGGCATGCGTTACCTGCGCGAACAGGTCGACCAGGCGCGCAGCATGCCGAGCAAGGAAAGCATCGTCCGCCGGCTGAATTTCTGCCAGTGGGTGGAAGCCGAGTCACCATGGATCGGCGGTGAAGTGTGGTTCGCCTGTGAAGACAAGGCCTTCGACCCACGCCGGCTGCTAGGTCGCCGCTGCTACGGCGGACTCGACCTATCCAGCACGCAGGACTTGACCGCCCTGGTGCTCGAATTCGAGCCGACCGAGGATGACCCCTACTGGCGGCAGCTCGAGTGGTTCTGGCTGCCGGGGGACGGACTGCACGACAAGGCCGACAAGGACCGCGTGCCCTACGTCGCCTGGCGCGATGCAGGGCACCTGCAGACCACGGCGGGGCGCGCGATCAACAAGCTGGCCGTTGCCCGGCAGGCCGCCGAGATCGCCGCGCTGTACGACCTGCAGGCGCTGTCCTACGACCGATGGCGAATTGAGGATCTGAAAATGATCTGCGACCAGGAAGGCATCAGCCTGCCGCTGGTCCCGTTCGGCCAGGGCTTCAAGGACATGGCGCCGGCCGTCGATGAATACGAGCGCCGGCTGCTCGATCGCCAGATCAGGCACGGCGGCAACCCGGTCATGACCTGGTGCGCCGCCAATGCCGTCGTTGTCACAGACCCCGCGGGAAACCGCAAGGTCGCCAAGGAAAAAGCCACCGGCCGGGTGGATGGCACTGTCGCCGCCATCATGGCCACCGGAGCGAGCATGACTCGTCAGGAAAACGCAGGCCCGTCATTCTGGGAATAACCGATGGATTTCAAAAAACTCTGGCCGTTCCGCCGCAAGGAAGTGACGGTGCTCGACCTGGCTGCCGAAATCCTGCAGCTCGGCGCCAGCAAGAGCGGACAATCGGTCACCGTGGCCAATGCCCTGCGTGTCGCCACCGTGCTCGCCTGCGTTCGCGTCATCGCCGAAGGCGTTGCCCAGGTACCGCTCAAGGTTCTGCGCCGTGATGGCCGGAACAAGATGGAGGCCTACGATCACCCGTTGTGGGACATCCTCTACCGGAAACCGAACGACGTCACCACCAGCTTTGGCTTCCGTGAAACCATCGTCATTCACGCCGCGCTGACCGGAAACGGCTACGCATTCATCAGCCGCGGGACTGGCGGCAAAGTTCTTGAGCTGATCAACATCGAACCGGGCGCCGTGCGCGTCGAGCTGGCCGACACCATGGGCGTACGCCCGCGCTATTTCATCACTGGCCGTACCGGTGGTAGCCGGGAATTTCCGGCCGAGACCATTCTTCACCTCCAAGGCCCGAGCTGGAACGGAATCGCCGGCATGGATGCCATCCGCCAGGCGCGTGAAGCCATCGGCCTGGCGATCGCCACCGAAGAAGCACACGCCCGCCTGCACTCGAACGGCGCGCGCCCTGGCGGCCTGCTGTCCGTCGAAGGAACCCTGCAGGACGAGCAGTACAAGAAGCTGCGCAAGTGGATCGAAGACAACTACCAGGGCGGAGAAAACGCCTACCGGACCATGATCATGGACCGCTCGGCAAAGTTCGTCCCCATGGCC